ATTTTCCAATCTATTTACTTTTATATAAAATGTACCTAACAAATTTGAAGGAGGTACAAAGTATGGAACTAAAAGGATGGGAAAAGTTAAAAAAGGAAAATGTGGAGATTTATAAGCAGTATTTGAATAGCTGCAAAAGCAGTAACTACGAAACATGGGAAACAACTTATTCTACTTACATCAGTAATTTCAAGTTGTTCCTTATATGGTTTCAAGAAAATTATAAAAATAGGTATTTATTGAGTAAAGACACACTGATGGAAATGCCTCAAATTATGGAAGAGTACAGAAACCATTGCAGGAGTTTAGGAAATAGTAAAAGGACTCTAATGAATAAAACAACATCAGTTAGTAGTTTTTATTTATGGTGTGTTAGAAGAAATAAATGCAGGTTTCACCCGTTTGATAAAAAACTAGACAGATTGAAATTTGCTGAAAAAGATAAGATTAGAAAGAACTATTTTTTAAATACTGAACAAATTCTAACTGTTAGACTTTTTATGAAATTTCAAAATAAAAAGTATGATATTCAAGATAGGATTTTATGGGAATTATTTTTAGACAGTGCTTGTAGAATTTCAGCGGTTCAAAATTTAAAGTTGGAGCAATTAAGACTAGAAGAGGGATACTTTGAAGGAGTTAAAGAAAAAGAAGGTTACATAGTGAATGCCTTTTTCTTTGAGAAATGTAAAATTCTTTTAAAAGAATGGATTAAATTCAGAGAAGAGTCAGGAATACATAGTGAATGGCTGTTTATAACAAAATATAGAGATGAATATAGAAAGATGAGTCAGGGGACTATAAGAAACAGAGTAAAAAAAATGGGCTTAATTCTAGATATTCCAGACTTATACCCGCACTCTTTAAGAAAAACATCAATAAATCTTATAAACAATCTAGCTGGGTTAGGTGTTGCTAGTAGCTATGCAAATCATACAAGTAGCAATGTAACAAGTAAACACTATTTACAAAAAACTAATCCTATGGAAGTAAGAAATAATATTATTCAGCTTCGTAAAAAGCTAGGAATATTTTAGAAAGGAGCAATAAATGAGCAATGTAATAAACTTTTATAAAGGCATAGAATTAAAATATTCAGTATATTCCAACAGTTTAGAAGATGTTAAAAATAATCCACTTAATTATTTTCCTGAATATACTGATGATATGTTCATAACAGATAAGAATTTTCAATATCCAATAATCAAGAATAATGAACTAATGGAAATGACAAGAGAAGAAAGAATAGAACAAGGGATAGAAACTCAACTAGAACCTGGTGAATTTATAAAAAATAAAAAACTTGTTAAAGCCCCTCAGCCGAGTAAATACCATTTTTGGAATAAAGAGACTAATAAATGGGATTTAGACCTGGAAGGTTTAAAGCATATTACAAGAAGAAAATTTAGACAAGTTTTACTGGATAAAATTTATGCTGACTTTGATTATAATGGAAAAATCTTTCAGATGGGTGAAGCAGATGAAATCAATTTCTTAAGAGTAAAATCAGCAATAGATATAGCAACAACAAGTAATGATCCAAAAGCAATTATAGAAGCTGTTAAGTTTCTAAAAGTTGAAGTTCCAGAAGGGTTTGAAGAAAAAGTAAAAGCAATTATAAAAGATAAGACAACATTATCAGAAGTAATTCAAAATTTAAAAATAAATTGGAGATTAAAAGACAATTCAGTAGATTCCTTTACCTTTGGAGAAATTAATCATATATATCTATTATGGATATTAAGAGGAACAGCTGCACAAGAGGAGTACACAGCAATAGCAACAAAAACAATGGAAGCTAAATCTTTGGAAGAATTGGAATCTATTGAATGGAAATAAAAGGGGTGATGCAAATGTTTAGTTTGTCACAAGCGAGCAAAAATATGATGAAAGGAGTTCATCCTGATCTAGTCTCTTTTATAGAAGAGCTAATAGGATTAAGTCCTCATGATTTTAAAGTAACCTGTGGTATGAGAACAGCTGAAGAGCAGAACAAATTATATCAGTATGGAAGAACTATCCCAGGTGCATGGAGAACAAATTGTGATGGCTATAAGATTCAATCAAATCATCAAGAAAAGATTGATGGACTTGGATATGCCGTTGATATAGGTGTTTTAGTAAAAGAAAAGAAAAAAAAAGAAATTGAAGTAAATGGGAAAAAGGTAATAAAAGAATTTGAAAAAACAGTGTACAAAGCTGGTTCAAAAGATCTTCATTATTATAAAGATATCTATGAGACTGCAAAAAAACATGGACTGATAGAGAAATATAATATTGAGTGGGGTGGAGAATGGAAAAAAGTAGATGCTGTACATTTTCAAATCAGAGGAGCAGGGAAAATACCTTATAAAACAGTTTATAACAAATAGGAGGATTAGAAATGATAACCCAAGTAATTGCATATTTAAAAGGATTTAATCAAGAACAATGGCTATGGATAGTATTAGCAGGGGGAATTTTAGGATATATTATTTATAACAGAAAACAGTATATAAACTTATTTGATGCGGCTGTTATTGCTTCAGAGGAAAGCTTTAAGTATGGAGAGAATAAAAAGAAACTTAAGGCAGCATTAAAATTTGTTGAATATAGAACTGATAAATTACCATATCCAGTTAGAATTTTATTAAGAAAATTTTTCAGTAGAAAAACAATAGAAAGAGCAATAGAAAAAGCCTTGCAAAAGTTTTCTGATGCATTTGGCACAGGAAGAAAAATAGATATTGAAGAAGCTGAGAATGATGAAGAATAAATTAAAATTAAAAAAAGTTAATAATGTATTTAGTGTAGTCCTTGAGGACTATACTAAATATATCAAAGACTTTCCAATAGTAATTCCAGCAGGATTTAGAACAGATGGAGCCAGTATACCTCTTATATTGAGACCTTTTTTTGAGAGATATGGAAAAAATACAGAAGCGGCTGTCATTCATGACTTTCTGTATTCAAAGTTTAATTCAACAGGTATTAATAGAGAACTAGCTGATAAAATATTTTTATTTATCTTAAAAGAAAATGGAGTATCTTACAGGGTTAGAAAGGTAATGTATAAGGCTGTTAGGATGTTTGGAGAAGTCTTTTGGGAGAAAAAACTTAGAAATGAAGGATACAAAAATCAAGCTGTCTTTGATAGAACAGAAGAGGCAAAGCTATATTATAGTGAATGGGAGCAAAAATTAGGAAAACTTTAGGAGATTAAAATGGGGAAGATGAATGGGTTATTTGAACATTGGTTTATAAGAGGTACAATTGGTTTTATATTATATTTATTAGGAGGCTGGAGCAAATCATTAGAAATAATGATGACATTTATAATAGTTGATTATATAAGTGGATATTTAAAGAGTATTTATAAGAAAGAAATATCATCTAAAAAGGCTTTTAGAGGTATTATAAAAAAAACTTCTTGTATTTTAGCTGTTATAATAGGTGCTTCACTGGATAAATTAATAGAAGGAACTCCTATAAATGTTCCAATTAGTTTATTTAATATTCCCCTATCTTTTAAGGAATTAATAATATTTTCAGTCATAGGAAATGAAGGAATTAGTATAATTGAAAATTTAGGAGAGATGAATTTCCCCTTTCCTTTATTTATAAAGAAATTCTTTAAGCAGTTAAAACAGCAAGATGAGCAAGATAAAGAGAATAAATAATAAAAAATTAAAAGGAGTATTCAAACTCCTTTTTTGTTTAGTATAGAAATTTTATTTTTATCATTTTGTTTTTAAATAAAATTATCATTTTAAATTGAAATTTTTATCAAATCGTTTTGCGTCTTACAAAAGTATAGAAAATATTCTGCTTTTCAAAGGCTATTCTTTTGATAAAATAAAAGATTTTGATGCTTTATTACAAGAATGTTATTTAAATTTAGAAGAGATGCACAAGAAGATGTTGAAAAGCTGGGAGATTATAGCTTCTTCAATGAAAGGTAATGAAAAAAAAAGGAAATACATGACTCCTTTTATTCTTAATAGTCGATCTAATATTCTTATGTGCGAATCAGAAGAAGAAATGCTTAATTTCGGCTTAGATGCTATTTTATACCCTTTTAGATATGATGAAATAGTAAAAAAAACAATGGAAAAAGGAGAGAGGGAGTTTGTAAAAAATCTTTTTTATTTAGGAACGGAAAGTATACTTGAAGAAATTATTTCTACATTGGAAGAACTCAATAAAAAAATAGAACAGATTTTAAAGATAGAAAACAGGATACATCTATATATAGATGAAGAATTTAATTCAGACAATGAAAATGATTTAGAAGAACTGGTAAGGGGAAAATATGATAAATATATCAAAAAATATCCTGAATTTTTAGAATATAAGAAATTTATAGAAAAATATATTAAAGAGTCTAAATGTATTGACCCCAAAAAGTTGGACAAATT